CGCCTAAAACGTCGCTCGGCTATGCGGCGTGCGAGTTCGCCGCGGACGTTCTCGGGGTTCCGTTGTTGCCGTGGGAACGCTGGTTCCTCATCCACGCGCTGGAGTTACTCCCGGATGGGACGCCACGGTTCCGCACGGTGCTGCTGTTGGTGGCCCGGCAGAACGGCAAGTCGACGACGTTGCAGGTGTTGGCGCTGTTCGTGATGTACGTGTTGGGCGTCGATTTGGTGATCGGTACGGCGCAGGATTTGGACACCGCCGAAGAGGTGTGGCAGGGCGCGGTGGAGATGGCTGAGGGTGTGCCCGATTTGGCTGCCGAAATCGCGAAGATCAACCGCACCAACGGCAAACACGCGTTGGAGTTGGCGTCGGGGTCGCGGTGGAAGGTGAAGGCCGCGTCGAGGCGGGGCGGCCGCGGCCTGTCCGGAGATTTGGCGCTCCTCGACGAGCTGCGTGAACATCAGAAGTGGGACACGTGGGCGGCGATCACGAAGACGATGATGGCGCGCCCCCGCGCGCAGGCATATGCGGCGTCGAACGCCGGTGACCGCAACTCGGTGGTGCTCGCCTATCTGCGGAAAATGGCGCACACAGCGTTGGGCGACCCGGACGGTTTCGCCGGTGACACAGGTGTGGCAGACGACAGCCGCGGCGACGCATCGTTAGGCATCTTCGAATGGTCCGCGGCACCCGGGTGTGACATTTGGGACCGGCGCGGCTGGGCGCAGGCGAACCCGTCGCTGGGGCACACCATCACCGAACGTGCCATCTCGTCGGCGGCCGCAACGGACCCGGAGGACGTGTTCCGCACCGAGGTGTTGTGCCAGTGGGTCGACTTTCTGGCGGCGTCACCGGATGAGTTGAACGTGATGACGTGGCTGGGCTGCGAAGTGCCCGACGCCGCCCCGGTCGGTGCGGTCGCGTTCGGCGTGGATGTGGCTCCGTGGCAAGCGTCGGCGTCGATCGTGGCGTGCGGCGTCACATCCGACGGCACCCCGGTGCTGGAGCTGGTCGATCGGAGGCCCCGCGCGGAATGGCTACCGGCCCGGTTGGCCGAGTTGGTGCGCAGCCACGAAGTGTCCGCGATCGGAGTCGATCCGCAAGGCCCCGTCGGGTCGATGCTCACCGACCTGGAACGTGCAGGCGTGCAGGTGGTGCCCCTCGACGGCAAAGACTCGACGAGGGCGTTGACGTCGCTGTCGGCCGCGGTCGCCGGACGCCAAGTTGTGCACCGCGGCCAACCGGAACTAGCTGCCGCCGTGTCCGGTGCCCGGCGCCGTCAGGCCGGGGACGGGCAGCGCTGGTCCCGTTCCGATTCGACTGTCGACATTTCCCCGCTGGTAGCGGCCACAGCGGCGCACTGGCTGTGGCTGTCCCGCGCCGGGGAGTCCATCACACCCGACATCTACTTCGTATAGGAGGCTCACGTGCTGCAACTGGTCCTCCTCATCGTCGGGCTTGCCACCGTGTGCGCCGGGCTCGGATGGATGTATCCGCCCGCCGGGATAGTCGCCGCCGGGGGCGCCATGACCACGTTCGCGCTTCTGTGGGATCGCCGGTGAGACTCCTCGACCGGTTCACGACCCGCGCGCTACCGGAGCCGCAGTCGTGGCCTGGAACTGTCGTGTTGGCGCAGTCGTTCACCGCCGGAGACTCCGAAACGTTGCTTCCCACGTTCCAGGCGTACGCCGGTGAGGGATATCAGGGCAACGGGATTGTGTTTTCCGTCATCCTTGCCCGCCTCGCCCTGTTCTCCGAAGCCCAGTTCAAGTGGCGCGATTTGACGTCGAAGAAGCTGTTCGGCACCGCCGAACTGTCGCTGCTGGAGAACCCGTGGCCGGGTGGCACCACCGGCGAACTGTTGGCGCGTATGGAGCAGGACGTCAGTCTGGCCGGTAACGCGTTCATCCGGTCCACCGGCGACCGCCTCGTCAGGTTGCGCCCCGACTGGGTCGACATCATCCGCACCGAGGACGAAGCCGTACCCGAGGTTGTCGGCTACCTGTACTGGCCGGAAGGCCGCCTGTGTGACGACCCGGCCGAGTTCTATCCCGTCGACGAGGTCGCGCACTGGTCTCCGATACCGGACCCGTTGGCAATGTTCCGCGGCATGTCGTGGCTCGCCCCGGTGGTGCGGGAGATCAACGCCGACCAGTCGATGACGGACTACAAGCGGCAGTTCTTCGTGAACAACGCCACCCCGAACGCGCTCATCAAGTATGAGCAGAGGTTGGGTGAGGGCGCGGTGGAGAAGATTCAGGCGTTGTGGTCGCAGCGGTACAGCGGCTCCGACGGGTGGAAAACGGCCGTCCTCGACCAGGGCGCCGACTTCCAAGTCATCGGCTCATCGATGGAGCAGATCCGCTTCACCGATGTGCAGGCCGCCGGGGAGAACCGGATTGCCGCCGCCGGCGGCGTCCCGGCGATCATCGTCGGCCTCAAAGAAGGCATGGACTCGGCTACCTACTCCAACTACGGGCAAGCCATGCGCCGTTTCGCCGACGTCACGATGCGCCCCAACTGGCGGTCCGCCTGTGCCGCGCTAGCGAAACTCGTCACCGCCCCCGACGGCTGCCGCCTCTGGTACGACACCACCGACATATCGGCGCTGCGTGAGGGCGAGAAGGAACGCGCCGACACGATGCAAGTCCTGGCCGGCGCCGCCTCCACCCTCCTCATGGCCGGATACACCGCCGATTCGATCACGTCCGCGTTGACTGCCGGCGATCTCACCTTGCTCCAGCACACCGGGCTGCTGTCGGTGCAGCTGCAGGCACCCGGAACAACGTTGACGCCTCCCACGAAGGGAACACCATGACCACGTTCACTCGAGCGTTCCCGCTGGAGGACATCCGTATCCGGTCCGGCAGCGACGGGCGAACCGTCGAAGCGTACGCCGCGGTGTTCAACTCGCCCGCCGAAATCCACGACCGCGACGGCCACTACCTGGAACAGATTTCGCCGTCCGGGTTCAACAAGGCCATCGCCGATGCCGCCCCGTCCGGGTCGCGCACCGGCTGGCTGACCAAAGTCATGTTCAATCATGGCCGCGACATGTACGGCAATTCGGCGGCGGAGTATTCGATGCCGCTGGGTGTCCCGCTCGAAGTGAAAGCCGACGCCCGCGGCCTGTTGACCGTCACCCGATATGCCCGCACAGCACTCGCCGACACGGTACTGGAACTCATCCGTGAAGGCGCCATTGCCGCGCAGTCGTTCCAAGGACGCTTCATCCGCTCCGACAAACGCACCCCGCGCGGCGGATTCAAACCATCAGCCGACGGAAAGCTGACGCTGGTCACCCGCGACGAAGTGTCGCTGATGGAGTACGGACCCACCCCGTTCCCCGCCTACTCCGATGCCGCCGTTGTCGGTGTCCGCGGGCAACTGCTGTCCCACCTACTCACCGAGGACGCCCTCGCGGACCTCGCTGAACTTCTCGCCACGCGGGATTCCGCGCCGGACGAGGCAACCGACACGCCAACCGGCGCCGTCGAGGGCAAGCCGACGGAAAGTCACTTGCACCAGAAGATCCGTGCAGACGCACGTAGGAAAGGAATCCTCTGATGCCTACCATCGAAGAGTCCGCCGCCGCCCTCGAAACGCTACGTTCCGAGATCGCCGAGTTGGACGCACTGACCGAACCCACCGACGAGCAGACCACCCGGTTCGCTGCCGCCCTCACCGAATGGGACGCCGCCAAGGCCGCCCACGATGCGCTCACCGAGCGTGCCGCGAAGGTGGAGGCCGTCCGGGCAGCGTCGCTGCAGCCGCAGAACGCCGAACCCGAGACCGGTTTCGGTGGCGGCGTCCAGGTGCAGAAGAAGAAGGACCCGTTCGAGGACATGGCCGCGCTGCGGTACATGGATCCGAACTCGTCCGACCTCAAGTCGCGGGCAATCACCGCCCTCGAGAACACCTCGCGCGGGATCCGCGACGACTATGTCGCCGAAGCGATCCGCAAGGTGGAGCAGGTCGACGGTGCCGCACTGTGGGCCCTCGTCCACGCCGCACCCGCGTACCGTTCCGCATTCGCGGAGTGGGGCCGCACCCAGGGCAACCCGGTGTACACCCCGGAGCAGGCTGACGCGGTTCGTGCCGCGCTGGCCATCGGCACCGGATCCACCGGCCTGTTCGCTATCCCCACCCTGCTGGACCCGTCGCTGATCCTCACCGGCGTCAACGTCAGGAACCCGATCCGCAGGTTGGCTCGAGTTGTGACGGGTACGGCGCCAACGTGGAACGGCGTATCGGTGGGGGCGGCTACGGCGTACTGGACTGCTGAGGCCACCGCGATGACGGACGGTTCGCCTACCCTGGCGGGTCCCGGCGTCACCGCGCACAAGGAAACGGTCTACCTGCCCGGCTCGTTCGAGGTGTGGGAAGACTCCAACCTGCAGTCCGACCTCGTTCCCGTGATTGCGGAGGCGTTCGACAACCTCGAATCCACCGCGTTCGTGTCCGGCTCCGGATCCGGTGCGCCGAAGGGCATCATTACCGCGATCTCGGCAACTGCCGGCAGCACCGTGACGGCCACCACCCGTGGCTCGTTCACGACCGCCGCGTCGGCTGACGTGTTCGCTGTGGTCAACGCTGTCTCCCCGAGGTTTGAGGAGTCCTCGACGTGGGTTGCGAACAAGGCCACGTTCAACGTGATCCGGCAGATGGCTTCCGGCACCACGGGCGGGTCACTGTTCTGGACCGATCTGGGCCAGGCCACCCCGGCGCAGCTCCTCGGCTACCCGATCGCGTCGAGCTCCTCGGTCACCAGCACCACAACGAGCGGTAACACGCTCGCCGTGCTGGGCGACTTCTCCCGGTTCCTCGTCTACGACCGCCTCGGAACGTTCCTCGAGTTCCAGTCGATCGTGGTTGACGGCTCCGGGCTGCCCACCGGGCAGAGGGCCATCGTCGGCCACAAGCGCGTCGGTTCGGACTGCCTCGACGTCAACGCCTTCCGCCACCTGAAGGCGTAGGCACCCTGGTCAGGGACCCCACCCGCCCCCCCTCGTCGGGTGGGGTCCCGAACCACCAGAGGGACAACTGGAGGAGCAATGCGCGAGGCATATTCGATCTATGGCCGCGACGAACGTCGGCTGCCCGAGTGCTGCCAGGAGGTAGTCCGCACCCTGGACGTCCCAGACGTGCCCGGCGGAGTGGTGCACTTCATGTGCCAACTACCCGTCGGTCACGACGGCGACCACTGGTTCGACAGTGGCGCGTAAACCGTCGCTGCCGCAAGGCCACGGACAGGTCGTCATCGCCTACATCCATTCGGGCAGCCTGTCGTCCTACTTCACCGAATCGTTGATCGCGACACTGCTGTTGGACGGGCAACGCAAACGCAAAATTGTGGGTCTGCTGCAGGAGTGGTCGTCGGCGAACATTTCGGCGGCCCGCAACCTCCTCACGCAGCGGTTCCTCGACGACTATCAGGCCGAATGGCTGCTGTGGGTCGACTCCGACATGCAATTCGGCGCCGACGCCCTCGACGCGTTGCTCGCTTCTGCTGACCCGGACAGCGCCCCGATCGTCGGTGGGCTGTGTTTCGGGATGATGCAAGGCCGCCTGTTCCCCACGATCTACATGCTCGCCGAAGACGATGAAGGGAAAGCCCGAACCGTCCGCGTCGGCCAATACCCCGCCGACGCGTTGGTGAAAGTCGCCGGCACTGGTGCGGCGTTCCTCCTCATCCACCGCACAGCGCTGGACACGATCCGCGGGCGCGGCTTCAATCCGACGTTTCCGTTCTTCCAAGAAACCGAGATGCACGGCCAACCCGTCGGCGAAGACGTCACGTTCTGCCTGCGCGCCCTCGCCTGCAACCTGCCGATCCACGTCAACACGGCCGTCAAGGTCGGGCACCACAAGTCGAACCTGCTCACCGAAGACATGTTCCTCGGCCAGGTCGAACTAGATCCCCCGCCGGCTGAGGGCCCTCCAGTCCCTTAGTCGGCGGGCCACAACCCGAGGAGGCGACTGTGGCTTCGATGACCGCGACCACCCCGGCTGCAGCCACCATCGGCTGGTCCATCTACAGCCTCACCTCCCTCACCTGGGCGACGTACACCGCGTGGGCCGAAGCGAAACCCTCCTATACCCGGTCCGGGGAAATCGTCCAGCAATCCACGATGGGAGCCGCGTGAGCACATACGACCTCGGCGACGTCGCCACCCTCGGCGTCGCGGTCACCGACTCCGCAGGTGCCGCGGCGGACGCCACCGCCGTCGCCGCCACCATCACCCTCCCCGACGGCACCACCAGCACCCCCACCGTCGCCCACACCGGCACCGGCGCCTACAGCATCAGCTACACCCCCACCCAGGCCGGGCAGCACCTCATCCGGTGGTTGGCGACCGGGGTGAACGCGTCCGCCTACACAGACACGTTCACGGTGCGCGACACCACCCGCCTCCCCGTGGTGTCCCTCACCGACGCAAAGGCGTACCTCAACATCACCGCCACCACCTCCGATGAAGAGTTGCGACGGTTCCTCGACGTCATCACCGACGCCGGGGAGCAGTACACCGGCCGCGTGTTCGGGCGGCGCACCATCACCGAAACCCTGTCCGGGCGGGTCCCCACCCTTGCCCTGTCCCACTGCCCGATCCTGTCCATCACATCCGTCGTCGAATCCGGCGTCACCCTCACCACCGACGACTACGCGTTGTCGTCGGCTGCCGGGGGCGTCCTCGCCCGCACCTCGGGCACGCAGCTACGCAACTGGACTGTCGGCACCAACAACATCACCGTGGTGTACGTCGCCGGGTACGCCACCCAGCCACCCACCGATGTTGCCGGGGCGTGGGCGATGCTCGACCATCTGTGGTCGACGCAGCGCGGCACCATCCGCGGCATGGGCGGCGGCGACGAATGGAACCCCGCCGCATCGTTCTCCATCCCGCGCCGAGTCCAAGAACTGTGGGACCTCAACGTGATGGGTCCACGGCTGTGAGCGGATCCCGGTGGGCGGCTGTCGTCGACGCCGTGGTGACGCTCCTCGACGCGCAACTGTCGCAGACTGTGTTCGACGGTGTCCCGGTCACATCGGACTACATCACCGACGCCGTCATCATCGGGAACCAGCCCGGTAAAGACGACGGCGCCGCCGGGCTGATCACCCAGGACTATCACGAGGTCGGGGTCGGCGCGAAGCGTGACGAGAAAGGCGAAATCCGTTGCGCCGCCATGTCACAAACCGGCGACGACACCCTCGCCACGGTGCGGCGCAACGTCCTCGCCACCGTCGCCGCGGTCGAAGCGGCGCTGCGCGCCTCCGTCAACTTGGGCCTCGCCGATCTGCTCTACGTCGAGGTGCAGACCGGGGAAATGTTCCAAGGCGCCACAACCCGTGGCGTGTTCGCCGAATGCCGCTTCACGATCGCCTACACCGCACTCATCTGAGGAGAGTCATGCCCAAGTTTCGAAGCCTCGCCACCGACACGCTCTGGGTCGATGTGGACGGCCGCCTGGTGAAGGTGGAGCCCGGCGAAGTCATCGACATTCCCACCACCCATACCGGCTACATGCAGGTAGGCGACCACGGCGAAACCGCCCTGTTCGAGTCCGTTGCTGTCCCGAAGAAGAAGGAGAACTAGATATGGCTATCGGCTCAGGGCTCGGCTCCCAGGTCGGATTCGTCAACGAGTCCGTCTATGGCACGTTCGTCGCCCCCACCAAGTTCACCCGCGCCAAGACGTATTCGGCGAACCGTGAACAGGAACGCCCCCAAGGTATGGGTATCGCCGCTGGGAACCTGGGCGCGCTCGGCGCCCATTTCGTGGAAACCACCACGGGCGGTTCCGGCGCGATGACGTTCGACCTGCAGTCGAAGGGTCTCGGCCTGTTGCTGCAGGCCATCACCGGCGGCACATCCGTGTCGGCGTTGACGTCGACCCCGGCCTACACCCAGACGCACACGCTGGGCGACAACTACGGCAAGTCCCTCACACTGCAGGTCGGCGCCCCGTACCGCACCGGCGCAGCCGCGTCGCACACCATCCTCGGGGCGAAGGTGACCAGCGCCGAGTTCACTTGCGCGGTGAACGAGATCGCTTCCGCGACGGTCAACTTCGACGCGAAAGCGTTCGACGACGCCCAAGTGCTGGCGACCGCGTCCTACTTGTCGACGAACGTGTTCCACGGCAAGCAGATGGCCGTGAAACTGGGCACCTATTCGTCCGAGGCTGCCATCACCGGGGTAACCCAGTGGTCGCAGACGTGGACCAGGTCGATGGACACCAACGACTACACCGCGGGCGCTGCCGGGCTGAAATCGGAACCCGTCCTCAACGGCAACTACGAAATCTCCGGATCCCTCACTGTGGACTGGCTGTCGAAGACGACCATCCAGGATTTGATGATCGCGAACACTGCGAAGTCGCTCGTCGTCGAATTCGTCGGGCCCGTCATCACGTCGACCTACTATGAGACGCTGCGGTTCACCCTGCCGTCGATCTACTTCTCCGGCGACATCCAAGGCGTGTCCGGGCCGGACACGTTGAGCAACCAGTGGAACTACACCTGGAAGTACGACGGTACGAACCTGCCGAAGATCGAGCTCATCACCACGGACTCCGCCCTCTAACCGTGTCCGTCGAGGTCGAGGTGTTGGGCACCAAGTTTGCCCGCGTCGCCGGTGAATTGCGCGGCTCGTCACCTCGGCTTCGACGGCGCATGGGCGTCAGCATCCGGGGTGCAGCGAACCCGGTGAAGGAAGCGTTGGCGCAGGCGGCGATGGGCTTGTCATCTGAGGCGTCAGTGTCGTCGCGGCGCGGGTGGGCGAAAGTCGCCCACGGACTGCGCTGGACCAGCCGCAAACTGTCCACCAAAGGGGGCCGCTGGGGCGGGTTCCGATCCAGCGGCGGCGGCCTGCGCACCAAAATCGCCGGATCCCTACAAATACAGGTCAAGTCTGCTGGCGCGTCACCGTCGATCCTGATCCGCGCCAACCCGGGCAAAATGCCTGCCCGCATGAAGTCGCTGCCCGCCGCCACAGACAAAGGCCGCTGGCGGCACCCCGTCATGGGCAACCGGCGGGTATGGGCGACGCAGACAGCGTCACCGCCGGGATGGTTCACCGTCACCGGCCCGCAGCATTTCCCCGAAGTCCAACACGCCATCTCTGACGCGATCGACGCGTTCGTCGCCGACGAAGCCTCACGGCTGCACTAACCCAACTGGAGGAGCAATGTCCGAGTTCGTCATGACCATCGGCGAGGAACACCTCACCATCGACCTCGACCGCATGAAACTGTCCGAGGCCGCGCAATGTGAACGCCTCACCGGCATGACCGTCCCGGAATGGATCGGGGCGTTCTTCCAGACCCGTTCCGTTGCCGTCCAGTTCGGGTATTGGCTGGCGCGGGAACGCGCCGGGAACCCGGTCGTGTTCGGCGACATCGACTTCGACCTGGGCGACTTCGACATCGAAGCCGTAGACGAACCCGGCCCCGAACCCGGCAGCGAGGCGGGGCCTACTGGGCCGTCACCAGAACAGGACGATCCCAGCTAGAAGAAGAAGTCACCGGGTGGGGGCCGATCTTCCACCACCTGTTCGGCGTCGACTCCGACACCGTCATGGCGACGTGGACGGTCGCCAAGTTCGACCTGTACAAGCGTGCCGCTGAACACCTGCTGAAGATGAAGGAGCCTCATGGCTAACGCCAAGTTGGAGATGCTCCTCACCGCCCGCGACGGCGCCTCGGCAGCGTTCAACTCGGCGGCGAACGCCGCAAACAAGTTGGCGAAAGCCCAAGACCATGTGAACCGGTCCGGGAAACAATCCCACACGGTCATGAAGGGCCTCGCCGGGTTGGGTGCGGCCGTGTCGCTCGGCGCCGCCGGGATGGCGGTCAAGAAGTTCGCCCAAGACTCCATCGCCACCTACCAGAACGTGGCGAAGGAAACCCTCGGCCTGCAACGGGTCATGGGCGGCACCGCCGAGGAAATGTCGACGCTTCGCGGCGTCGCGAAACTGTCCGGCATGGACATGGGCCAGTTCGGCAAGTCCATGGGCTTCTTGTCGAAGCAGATGGCCAACGGCGGCAAAGGGTTGGCCGCGATCGGGGTGTCGGCGAAAACCGCGACGGGGCAGATGCGGCCCACGTCGGCTGTGCTGAAAGACGTCGCGAACTGGTTCAACAAGACCGCGCCAGGCGCCACCCGCACAGCTGCCGCGCTCGCCATCTTCGGCAAGTCCGGCGCCGCCATGTTGCCGTTCCTGTCCCGCGGGGCGAAGGGCATCGGCGAACTCGAGGAGAAGACCCGCAAGTACGGGCTCGTCCTGTCGGGGCGGCAGTTGGAGGATGTCAAAGCGCAGACGAAGGCGCAACGCGAACTGGGCATGGCGATGGAGGGCACGAAGCTCCAGTTCGGTGCCGCGATGGCGCCGGTGATGACGAAACTGGACACGTCGCTGGCGAACCTGCTACCGAAGCTGACGAAGGGCCTGACACCGGCGTTCACAGCGCTCGGGATGGCCGCGAACACGATGGTCGGCGAGTTGGATTCACGCATGCCCGCCATCGAAGCCGGGGCGACGAAACTCGGGTCGAAGATCGGCGACATCGCGAAGTCGTTCCAGTCGAACTGGCCGGAGATTCGCTCCACAATCGAGAACGTGGCGAAGGGCTTGGAGAGGGCCGGGCAGTTCGCGCAGACGTTGTGGGGGGCGTTCAAGAGCCTCCCACCCGAGGTGCAGACGGCACTCGCGACGCTGGCAGTGTTGCAGAAGACCGGGGCGCTCAGTGTGGCGTTCAAAGGCCTCGACGTGGGTAAGTCGCTGTTCCAGAAGTTGATGCACATCAACGCCGGGACGGTCATCGTTCAGGGCGCTGTGAAAGGCGGCGTGCCAGCGGGTAAGGGCAGCCCCGTCGCCCCGACTGTGGCATCCCGCGCTGCGCTGTTGACCGGCCCGGTCGCGTTGGCCGCTGCCGCTGTCGCCGCCGGCGCCATCCTGTGGTCGGCGAAGGACAACCCGAAGCAGGACCGTGCCAACACGGTCGCGCAACGTAACGCGCTCGCCGGTGACCGACCCGGCTACAAGCCAACGACGTATGACCAATCGCAACGTCCCGCTGCTAAGCCTGACTGGGTGCTGCGCGCCGAGGCGAAGCAGAGGGCGCGGGAAGTCCAGCAACCCGACGCCCGCACCATGTTTGAGCGCCGCCGCGACTCCGCGTCAGCGGTGGGCGGTGCAGCGTTCGGGAACAAGACTGCGACGTACACGATCAAGACGCTCGGCGCGAAGGAAGCCGGGCAACAGGTGGGGGCGTTGGCCGCCGCCATGCTGAAGATTCCGGCGTCGAAGTCGACGAAGGTGTCCGCGCCGGGCGCAGTCGGCGCCGCCGCAGGGATGGCCGCCGCGGTGCTTGCGGCGGGCCGCATCCCACGGTCGAAGGCGACAGCAGTGTCCGCACCGGGAGCGGTCGGCGCAGCCGCGGGACATCGCCTCGTCACCGCCGCCGCCAACGCCATCCCCAAGTCGAAAGCGACGCAGGTCAGCGCGCCCGGCGCCGTCCAATCCGCCGGGCAACACATGGGCGTGACATGGGCCGCGAACTCGATTCCGGGGTCGAAATCGACCACAGTCACCGCCGACACGTCACAGTCCGTCGGAGCGCTGGCAGGTGTACAGTTCGCGCTGTCACAGATCTACGACAAGACGATCCACGTCACCACCGTGGTGTCGACCGTTGGCGGCGCCGTCGGTAGCGGTCTCGCCACCGGCGGCCAGGTCAGAGGACCGGGAACGTCGACGTCGGACTCGATCCCGGCGTGGCTCAGCGACGGCGAGTTCGTGATGCGTGCCAAAGCGGTGAAGAAGTACGGCCTGCCGAAGATGCACGCCATGAACGCGCTGCGCCTCGCCGACGGCGGTGAGGCGAAGTACAAGGCGGACTGGGCCGATTTCAACCTGCCCACGGAACGCACCGCGTGGGAAAGCCTGTGGATGCGGACCAACAAGCAGCGCAAAGGCGAGACCGTGGCCGCGTGGCGGGAACGCGCCCACGAGCGGTGGCGGTGGCGCGCACAGATGGGTTACATCCCGATGAGCGCCGAGGTGAAGTCCAAGTTCCAGCAGGACTTCTCCGAGTGGAAGAACCGCAACGACCAGCAGGCCGGGATGGCCCGCGACGCCTACTCCGGGTTCACCGGTGGCCTGCGCGAGTTCGGTGGGCTGTCGGGTATGGCGGGGGCGGTCAAAGATTTCCGCGAAGCGCAGTCCGCTGTCGCCAACGCATCGTCCCCGGCGGAACGCAAAGCGGCGCAGGCCCGCGTCAAAGAACTCGAGGGGTCGACGAATCCGCAGGGCTGGCTCGCTGGCAAAGTCGAGAAGATTCGCAAGTTGGGGTCGATGCTGACCGCGCTGAAAGCGAAGGGCGTCGCCGCCGGTCTTCTGGCCGAGGTGGCGAAGGCTGGACCTGAGGACGGCCTCGCACTCGGGCAGGCCATCATGTCCAGCTCTATCGCCGACCTGAACGCGCTCACCAACGACTTGAACGATGCGGCGGCCAACGTCGGGTGGCAACAGTTCAACAATGCGAACGTGGCGCAAGGACAGGCGAACCTGATCCAAGACCAAATCTTTCAGCGGTCGTTCAACGACGGGTCGATGGTCCAGTTGAGTGCCGACTTCTACTTGGACGGGAAAGCGTTGCACGAGTCGCTGATCCGGTTGCGGCGGCAACGCGGCAATGGCGGGCTAGGTTTGGGATGACCGCGCTTCACGCCATCAAGGTGGAAGTGGCGTTCGCGGGCACTCCTGCCGACATATTCAACGGCGCCGTAATCACCTGGACCGATGTCACCGACTACGTTCGACTATCCGACACGGTCACGTTCTCGCGGGGCAGGTCGGCGGAAGATTCGCAGGTCACCGCCGGGCGGTTGTCGCTGCTGTTCAACAACGACAACGGCGTCTTCACCTACGGCAACTCGCACATGCTGTACTCGTACCTGGCGACCCTCTACGGGTCGTATACGGCGCTCGCCGCCGCGTTCCCCACCTATGGGGTGATGGACGATTTCACGCTCCGCATCCGTCTCCCGATCCGTGTCACACATGTTGCTTCGGCGACCGTGTTGTGGACTGGCACCATTGATTCGTTCGACCTGTCGTGGACTGCCGGGCACCGCCCTGTAGTCGCTATCTCCGCATCCGACATGGTTGCCCGCACCGCGCGGAAGACGCTGCAAGCCCTCCCGTTGCAGGTCGCGCTCGGCATGGGTTCGCTGGCGTGGGCCTACCCCATCGACGAGGTCGAAACCACGTCGTCGGCTGGGTTGGTGCTGCCGGTGGAGGCCACTGACCGGGCCGGGGTCCAGACGACCGCTGGGAGGCTTGTGAAGACCCGCGCCGGGTCGGGTGGGACTCCTACCCTCACCCAGGGCGGCGGCTACTCTCCGGGCTATGTGGGTGGTGCGGCAGAGTCCGGCGTCGGGGTGTGGTCCGGTAACGATGCCTCGTCGGGTTACACGCTGGTGTCAACGTTCGACGCGGGTACGTCAGGGTTCGGCGCGTACCCGTCGGCTGGGCACTACACCAACGGCACAACGGTGCACGCCATGGTGCTGCCCGTCGCCCACACGAGAGCCCGAACCGCCGTCGGCTTGCTGGGATTGTTCAACGTTCAGCAGTTGGGTTTGACTGCCGCCGGTAAGGCGACCTGGACGCACACCGCCGCCGGGATCACCCTCACCGGAACGTCGACCGTGTCGATCGCTGACTGGACACACCTGGCGGTTGTCGAGTCTGTGTCGGCGGGCACGGTCACGGCCCGGCTGTATGTCAACGGCACGCAGGAAGCGACCACCACCTACGCATCGGCGGGGTGTTACACGGCGGGCGAATACATCGTCACTGTCGGCGGCACCACGTCGGGCACCGACATGTGGGACGGGTCGCTGTGCAACGTCGTCGCCCACCAGAAGGCGCTCACAGCCGCGCAGGTGTCCGAGATTGCGGGCGGCAGGACGGGGTACGACGCCGACCTGTCAGTCACCAGGTTCTTTCGCATCGCCAGGGCTGCCGGGCTGTCCAC